GTAAATTAACTAAAATATCGAAATCTTCCTTTAAAAGTCTTCTATGTAATTTTTCAACGAATAAAAATTCTGATAATGATAAGTTATTGGGTAATTATTTAGCTGGATTAATAGAAGGTGATGGATCTATAATTGTACCTAAAACAATTAGAAATCAAAAAGGTAAATTGTTATATTTTTTTTCTTGATGGTCTAGTAGGCCATCAATCTTCCCTTCACTAATAGCCACGCCTCGCTAAGCGAGGCGGGGTAAAAATTATAATATAATAACCTATTTTATAGGTTGTAATTTTATTATTTAAAGACAGGTAAATTAAATAAGAAATTAAATAGTACTTATTCTAATCCTAAAGGAAAGTTTAATTGTTTGCATCCTTGTTATGTAACAGGCTTTGTAGATGGTGAGGCTTCATTTTCAGTATTAGTGCTTAAAAGAGCAACGTATAAGACAGGTTGAAATATTATTCCTGTTTTTACTATTAATTTAAATAGTAGAGATACAGCTCTATTGGAAAAAATACAATCTTTTTTCGGAGGGATAGGAAAAATCACAATTCGTGAAAAAGATAATACTGCGTATTTTACTGTTAAATCAATCAAGGATATAATTCATGTAATAATACCTCATTTTGAAAAATATCCTTTATTAACTGAAAAACAAGCCGATTTTGAACTATTTAAACAAATAGTTATTATTATGCACAATAAACAACACCTAAATTCAAAGGGATTAAATAAGATTATATCACTTAAGTCTTCATTAAATAAAGGCCTAACGCCATTGCTAACTACTCATTTTCCAAGTGTATGTCCTGTAGAAAGACCTGTAAGAAACAAATTTTTTAAAAATGTAAACCCTTACTGAGTTACTGGATTCGTAGAAGCCGAAGGATGTTTTTTTATAAATATTATAAAATCTAATGCTTACAAAACAGGATACCAGATAAAATTAGATTTTAGCATAGTTCAACATAGTCGAGATAAAATTTTAATGGAAAGTTTTGTAAATTATTTTAATAGCGGAGCCGTCTATAAAAACGCGGACCATGTAACATACCTAGCTTCTAAATTTTCAGATATACAAGAAAAATTTATACCATTTTTCCAAAAATATCCTCTACAAGGATATAAATCATCAGATTATGAAAAATTTTGCAGAGTTGGGGAATTAATGAAGAATAAAGCACATTTGACTCAACAGGGGATAGAGGAAATAATAAATATTAAAAAAAGAATAAAATAATCCTGTTTATTTTAATTTTACTTTTATCCTTTAAAGTTGAACATAGTTTATAGACTAATATTTAAGAGTATAGTCTTACAAATGTTAAGTTAAATGTATGTTTTAAGTGATAGTTCCTATGATTAAAAAAGGAATTAAAAAATTCTTCAAACTATAAACTTGTTAATTAGTTAACCCTATCTTTTAGTAATTTTTTTTTTACTTAACGTAAAAAACTAGCTGTAACCCTGTCAATTAGTAGTAAAAATCACTTTTGTAAAAAAAGATGTTTTTTAGCAGAAAAAATTAAACAAGTTTTAAATGGAGGTACTTTAGTGTATCCTAAAAATTCAGAATATTTAGATCTTTTATTCCAAGATTTAAATTCAAAAGTGAAAACTACTTTACCCTTCAGCATCCTCTCACCTAGTCCCGGGATGTTTGCTTAATTGCATAAAATATATATTATGAAAATTTGACAGGGTTTCATATTTTTCTCTCAGTTGTTGTTAATTCTTCTGTTAGTTATGCTAATGCTGACACTCAAAAAGAAACTATTCTTAATGATAATAAAGCTAAAATTGGAGTTTATTGCTGAACAAATATAGAATTAGGAAAAAAGTATATAGGGTCTAGTGTAGATCTTTATCGTAGATTTATGCAATATTATAATATAAAATATATCACTAGAACTGCTAAATCTAGCTTAATTTGTAAAGCTTTGCTTAAACACGGTTATTCCAAATTTAAATTAGAGATTTTAGAATATTGTGAGCCTTCTATTGTGATAGAAAGAGAACAGTATTTTATAGATCTTTTAAACCCTGATTATAATATATTAAAGGTAGCGGGTTCACTTTTTGGTTATAAACATTCTCCAGAATCTCTTGAAAAAATGAAAGAAATAGCTCTTAATCGTTCAGATGAAACAAAAGGCAAATTACGAGAAGCAGCATTAGGTAAAACATATAATCACACAGAAGAAACCAAAATTAAAATTAGAGATGCTATATTAGGAAAAAAACATAGCGAAGAAACGAAAGCTAAATTAAGTCAAATACAATCTAATAGAGTAAAACAACCTGTTCCTGGATTTAAAATTGAAGTTAAAGACATAGAAACAGGTCAAATTTCCTATTATGATTCGATACGTGAAGCCGGAAAAGGACTTAATAGCAATCACGCTTCAATTAGATATAATTTAGATAACGGAAAGCTTTTCCGGGGCAGATATCTTATATCTAAAAAAAAATAATTCTGTACTTCTTAATGGAAAAATGAGAACACCTAAAATAGAGGCTCTTCATAGATTAATTGATTGATTGAATGCTAGATTAGATGAAAAATCAAAATTATCTAAATTAGGATTAGATGACAGCTTACTAGGAAATAATCCATGATTGAGTGGATTCATTGAAGCAGATGGAAATTTTTTTTGCAGTTTTGATTTAAATTCACAGAATATAGCAGAAACAGTAAAAAATTATATGAGAATTTCTCAAAAACAAATATATAAAATTTCTTCTGATATACCGAAAGAAAATAACTCTAATTTTCAAATAATGGAAAAAATTAGAGAATTTCTTGATGTAAAAACCGTAAATGAAATTAAAAGAACCAAGAAAGATTATGTTGAGTTATCCTATGAAGTTAGAACAACTAAAAAAAGTTCTTGTGATCTTTTAATAAATTATTTATCAATATATCCTTTATTTAGCTCTAAACATCAAGATTTCTTAGATTGGTGTGAATTTTATCGTATAAGATCATCTAGAGAGTATAAAACTATTTTCATTTATTTTCGTAAAATAAAATTATAAATAATCAATTTTGTAAAAAAAATAAAAAAAAATGATACAAGCAAAGAAAATTATAGGTACAGGTTTTTCAGCTAGATTTATAGTTGGACTCACTTTTGCTGAAGCTACTGGATTGTTCACATTAATGATGGCATTATTTTTCGTTTGGCTTAATTTTTATTCAGAATTTATTTATATTAATTTTTATTTAGATGTTATTATTATTAATATGAATTTACCAGTTAAAATTTATTCTAATAGTTATACTCAAAAAGAACTTATAAGGAAAGAGAATATAAATAAATCTGGCGTTTATCGATGAATTAATAATTTAAACAATAAATCTTATGTAGGAAGTAGTATTAATCTTTGATATAGGTTTAAACAATATTATAATAAAATAAATAATAAAAGTATGATTTGCAAAGCATTATTAAATTATGGTTTTGATAAATTTAGTTTGGAAATACTTGAGTATTGTGACCCTAAATTTTGTATACAAAGAGAACAATATTATATTGATTTATTTAAACCTGAGTATAATATTTTACCAACAGCTGGGTCAAACCTAGGGTTTAAACACTCAGAAGAAACTTTGAACAAAATGAAGGGTCGTGAATTTAGTATAGAAACACTTGCTAAAATGTCAATAGCCAATAAAGGTAACAAAAATCCAATGTTTGGTAGAACTGGAATAAAACATCCAATGTATGGTAAAGTGAAACCCACTGCGAAGCAGTGGGAAGACTTTCTCAAAAAATATCCGTTTTGGATATTTTAACAAATAAAGAAATAATATTTGATTCTATAGGTGCAGCGGCAGAGGCCATTGGAATAAAACAATCCAGAATTTCTATGTATTTTATTAATAATCAAAAAAACCGTATAAAGGGCGATATATCTTTAAAAAAATATAATAGTTTAAATTATGAATAATTAATCTAAAGGTAGTAGTATGTAAAATTTTGATGTTTTACAATATGAGGGTGGAAAGAGGGAAGGAACATCTAAATTAATTTTCCTAAAAAACAGCATGAATACTAAAAGAACTAAATTTAATTGAGATTCATTGGATAGTTTTTATTGTTCAATGTAATCAGGATTAACAATTACGAGATGGGAAAAATATTTATTTATAAACAGACAGGGTGAACTCTTTATCCTCCATTATCTGGTATACAAAGTCATAGTGGAGCTAGTGTGGATTTAGCTATTTTTGGTTTACATTTAGCTGGTGTAAGTTCTCTCTTGGGTGCTATGAATTTC